AGGACCAGCAGAAACCAGGGAAGCGCCTCGTCGCCGACCTGCTACGCGGCCTGGCGCTCCTCGCCGCCGTTGTCGTGTGCGGCGTATCGTTCTGGCTAGCCGCCGGCGCCCCCGGGCCTTAGCCAGATGCGGCCTGCGAGCTAGTCGTTCGCGGGTACTCCGGCGCCTTCGGGTAGCCGAGCAGCCAGCCGGCGCGCGGCCACCGCTTCGCCAGCGCCATCGCGGCAGCCCAGTACAGGGCCGTCGCCACCGCCACCGACCACGGTCCCAGGTCCGGCAGCGGCTCGGTCACGCCGAGCCTAGTCGCGACGTAGGCGAGCAGGGCACCGACGGCCGCCGGCACAGCGGTCCGGATGAACCCGATCACAGCGTCAGACAGCATCGGGCTAGCTTCCTTCCTTCGGTAGTTCGCTGCCGATGTCGAGCGCGGCACGAACGAAGCAGTCCTTCGCCTCGAGCAGCTTGCGGAGACCAGTCGTCAGCTCGGGGCCGTCGGGCAGCACCGCGATCATGGCCTCGGCGAGGTGGTAGCTGTACATGGTCCCTCAAGGTGCTGCATCGGGGTCAGTTCTCCTCTCGCACAGGCTGCGCCAAGACTCTCACGGTGATCATCTCGTGAGCCCAGCCCTCTCGCGGCCCATGCCCCGGATTGGCGTGCCCCGAAACGCTGATCATGACGGCGTCACCTGCGCGGCCAACGACCTTAGCCAGTGCCTTCGCCGCCTCGACCGCAGCCTCGAACTGTTCACGCTGCTCGACCTCGACGACATCGAACAGTTGAGGTTCATCGAGCGCGATAGCGTCTTTCGCTACCGCCTCTGGTGTGCCGGTGCTCCAATACATCACTACTCTCCTCAGGTTGTTGATTGCTGTTGCTCTTCGGCGGCATCGAGCATGGCCTGTTGCTCGGCCCGGTGTACTAGCTCGGTCCGCAGCCCAGCGATGGACCGCTTCACGATGTCGAGCTGCTCGCGGTCACCCCTACCACCGGCCTCCTCCAGGTTTGCCTCCAACTCGGCCCGCAGCTCGATGAACGCCGCCAGGGCCTTCTCGGTGACGTTGGTCAGCTCTCGGTTCACCAGGATGTGGATGGCCTGACCCTGCGTCTGGATGGCATCGAACTGGGACGCGGTGTCGCGCGCCGCTCGTTTCGCCAACTCGGCCACAGCCTCGGTTCGGGCGATGGTTTCCTGTTGCGCCGCGAGCAACTTGGCGGCCACCTCATCCTGGCGTGCCATCTCCTGTTTGCGCAGCAGCGCGGCTTTCTCTGCCACGGTGTCTTGGCGTCGCCAGTCGGCTCGGCGGCTCGCGTGCGCGACGAGCCCGGTCACGACAGCCAGCAGCAACGTGGACAGCATCCCGATGCCGCCGACGATGAGCGCGACCTGAACGGGTTCACTCACCACTACGGCCCGGCGGGGTCGACGCCGATCCGGATCCGCTCCAACGCGGCCACGAACTCCGCGCTGAGCCGGTCGCCGAGAAGATCGGCGAGCGCCTCCGGGTCACCGGCCTGGATCGCCTTCGCGACGGCCATCAGCTCGGCGCGTTCCACGGCTTCGGCCGCGTCCCGCTGCACCTCCTCGCCGGCCGCTGCGGCGAGCACGTCGACCTTCGCCTCAAGACCGATGATGTGGGCGTACGGCGCAGAGAGCCACCAGCGCAACGGCCGGGTGATGTCTTTGGCTGGGGTGATGCCGATCGTCACGTCCACCGCGCCCGTGACGGGCGTGTCCTGATCCATGTCGTCGCCCTCTCCAGTGCCCGCGAGGAAGTCGCGGATGTCGTCGAACAGCACGTCCCACGGGAAGTACGGTCCCGGGTCGGTGTGGGTGCCGTTGTCTTCGGGCCAGCCGACCGTCCAATCGACGTGGCCGCAGACGCCCTTCGCCGCCGAGTCCCGCACCTGCCGGCCGGTCAGCCGCACCAGCGGGATGCCGTACTTGCGCATGTCGCGGGCCATCTGCCCGGCGGCGTTGCGGATCGTTGCCCGCGACACGACGTCCAACCATTGCGCGCGGGTCTGCGCTGTCCCACACAACTCGTAGTGCAAGCCCTCGTTGTTGCCGTGGTAGAGCGCGGTGTGGGACCGGTCGGTGGTGCGGACGCACTGCACGACACTGTCAGCGTCGACGTAGTAGTGGCTGCTGGTCCCATCCGTACGCCGCTGGTCGTACAGCGCGCCACCCTCGGCGTCGTCGTAACCTTCCGCCCCGGCGGTGTAGTGCACGGTGATTTTCGTGGGCTGTCCCGCCCACCGGCCCTTGGTGTAGGACCTCGGCGGAATCCACAGTAGATCCGGCCACTCTGGGGATTGCGCCATCAGACCTCCTCGCGGATCGTCCCATCACCCAATCTGTCGCTCACCATACCCGTGGTGACCTGCGGAGAGCCCCGCGGCGGACGGCGCACCCACCAGCCCGCCGCGGGTGTCCAGCGGAAGGGTCTACGACGGCAGATACCGGGCGTCGACCTCTTCGTCCGTCTCCAGCCGCTCGACGGTGGTCGCGCCGTGGAGCGGACAAGCAGCCGCCTCACCGATCGTGAGGCCGTCCTCGATGCTGGCGGTCTTGGCGCACGCGCAGGCCAGGCGGAAGAACCAGAGCTCTCCGCCGTCCTGCTCCATCGGGTTGGGCATCGCTTCTCCTGTCGTCAGGCCGCAATGCGGACCAGCTGTAGCAGCGGCGGTTCGGTGCTCTCAAGGTTCAGCGCGCCGCCGCTGTTCTGATAGACACCGACCTTGATCGTGGCGCCGGCCGCCAGCCTCTTCGCGGCCAGGGACACCGGCATTGAGGTCTGCTGGGCCGAGATCGAGTTCGCCTCGAGGCGATGTTCGACAACCTGCGTGCCGCCAATCTCGATGAACAGGTTACGGAGACCGGTCGCGTTCGCGGCGAACCGGGCGAAAGCTGAGATTGAGTAGACACCGCCGTGGCTGGCGGGGATCGTGACGGTGTCGCTGGTTACGGCGATGAAGCCGTGCGTGTCGACGGTCTCCACGGTCCACGAGATGTAGGTGATCGTGGCGGTCGCGATCGACTGCGTAGTGGCCCGGGTGAGATCGGCGTGCCGCTCGTCGATGAGATCGGCGTACTTCGTCTCGATCGAGGCGGCCAGGTTCTGAAAATGCGTCCAGAGCTGCGTGTTGTCCGAGCTGGCCGGGTACACGAACCCGTTGGCGGTCGTGGGCATGTCGCTTCTCCTAACGGGTCCAGTCGATTGTCATCGTGAAGGCCGGTGACCAGGCGCTCCGGCCGGCGAACTTCATGTAGGGCGAGCCGCCGGCCACGAAGAACGCAAGCCCGCCGGAGGTGCCGTCGACCATGGCCTGAACCCACGACGTCGGAACGGCGAACGCGTAGTTGGTCGCACCTACGGCCAGGCGCGGGCCGGTCGTGCTGCTCGTCAGCGTCGGCGCGCCGCCCGGCCGACTCGCGTTCGTCATCAGGCGCATGGTCGAGGTCTGGGCAGCGAAGACGCCGGCCTGCACGCGGCGCACCGCGATCTTGGCGCTGGTCACGGTGGCACCGGCCAGCGAGCGCGGCTTGAAGCCGTAGAATGCGCAGCCGGTGTTGTTGCCGTAGCCGCCGTACTCGCCGTGGAAGACGGCGTCCTCGTCGGTGCGCCAGTCCGGGCCTGGGCCGGTCGGTCGGTACGAGCGGGTCTCGATCGGCGCGACGACCAGCCGGCCGGACACCGTGCCCGGCTTGGGTGGCGGCGCCGGCTCGACTACCTCCGGCGGCGTGGTGGCCGCCGGGAACAGCCGGCTGGAGGCGAACCATTGCGAACCGACCCGGTGAACCAGCAGCACGTCGCCGGCGGCCACGGTGAGGTCCCGCGCGACCTGCACGGTGACGGTGGTGTCGTTGACGGTGGCCGTGACCGTGCTACCGCTCTTCGCCGCGGTCGCCGTCGCCAGCAGCGCGCTCACGTCAGCGACCTCACCCTCAGCGTCTGCGCCCCGCCGTCCGCCCGGTACGGCAACGTTAGGGACTCGATCGAGCAGTCCAGGTCAGTCCAGTCGTCGGTGGTGACGGTGACGACGTCGCCGGCCTGGAGCCGGCCGTCGGGCACGCACTCGATCTCGAAGGTGCGAGCCGCGGACTGGCGCTGCAACCTGGCCATGATCGTGACCGAGGCGGCCTTGCACTGCGCGACCGTGGTCAGTAGCGGGGACTCGAAAAAGTAGGGCACGGGCAGCGGGTTGAACGGCCCGCCGTAGCCCTTCGGCCCGTCCGAGGTAGCGAAGGTAACCGACTGGATCTGCGTGCCGTCGGCCATCGTGCCCCGGGCGACGACGGCGTTGTACCCGCTCTCACGCGTCGAGTGCCCGGTAGCCTGCACGATCGTGCCGCCGACGCCGTTGGTCAGCGAACGCACCGGCGCGCTCGAGCCGGCCGGCGCGGTCACCGACAGGTACCCGTCCTCGGTCGTGCGGATGTCGGCCGGCCAGGCGTCGAGCAGCTCATACACGGCGCCGAGCCGGTCCTCGTCGTAGTTGATACCGCCGGGTACGGCGCGGTCGAGCAGCGCAGCGTCGATGTTGACGGTCAGCGCCGGCTCGATCAGGCCACGCAGCGTGGAGGCCAGCGTGCTGGAGGGCTGGTAGGGCGAGACGAGCCTGGCCTCATCGATCAGCGTCAGCATGCCCACGGCGGAGATGCTCACGTCGTCGCCGGACACCTCGGACTCCTGGATGACGAACCAGCCCCGCTGGAAGTACTCGACCTGCGAGCCGGCCAGGCCCACACCGAGTTGCACGCGCAACAGCTGGCCGTTGGCCGCCAGCGGCGAGTCGTCGGCGACCGGCGACCACGACACGCCGCGGTCGCGGCGAGGCACGGTGAGCGTCACCCGCTCCGGCACCTGCAGGGACCGGTCGCTCTCCTCGCTCGCGGCGGAGGTCGGCACGTCATCGGCCAGCAGCTCCCCGCCACGCCACGACTCCACCGCGAGGAACGTGCTGTACGAGCGGGTCTCGATCAGCTCGGCGGCGGCGGCCGACACCCCGATCATGCGCTCTCCTCCTCTCAGAATTCAGACTGGGCGATGTCCAGCAGTGTGGCGAAGTCGGCGGCGATGTCGGCCAGGGTGATCGGCGTGGTGAGGAACGACTCGTCGATGTTCAGGAAGTCGATGGCGGCCGGTGTCGTGCCGAGCCGGACCCGGAGCACCGCCTTCGCCGCGGTGGCCGGAGCCACGAAGGCGTTCTGCAGGAACGTCCAGACGGCGACGGCCAGGTCGGTGGCGGCCGGCATGCTCGTCGAGATGAACCCGTCCGCCACGGTGTACCAGTCGATGGCCATGCGGACATCGGCCCAGCCCGTGGGCGAGCGTACCCACGACTGGGCGGTGTAGGTATGGCCGACCAGAATGCCCAACTTCTTCGGCGTATCGGCCGAGACCACGGCCACGGCACCCGGCGGGGTGAGCAGGCCGGAGGCGGCGCCCTCATGGAACTGCGCCGTCGAACGCACGAACGTCCCCGAGCTGGCCGCCCAGTCCGAGGCGTCCGTCTCGAACCACGGGTTGCCGTTCAGCACGTTCGTGCCGGTGTAGGCGTTGGCCAGGTCGAGCAACGTGTAGCCAACGGCGCCCAGGGCGGGCGCCCACCCCTCCGTCTCCACAACGGTCAGCGTCCACGTGCGGCGCTCGTCACTGCCGTCCTGGCTGAACCGGTTCTCTGTCGCGCCGAGAACCGCGAGGTAGGCGTCGATGCCTTCGTAGCCGCCGGGCTGGCGGATCTGCACGACACCCTCGGTGGCGCCCTCGAGCAGGGCGAGCAGGTTGACCGAAGATGAGAACGCCTCCAGGAAAAGCTCCAGCGTGCTGCTCGGTTTGCCGAGCTCGCCGCTGATCACCACATTGCGACCGCCCACGCGGAACACCGAGGACTGGCGCTCGTGCTCGCGCCCGGGCCAGTTGAGGATGATCACCTCGGCGGAGAGCCCGCCCACCGCGTCGGACAGCGCGACCTTGCCGCCGGGCAGGGTGTAGCTCGTAGGCCCCACGGTGTAGACGTTGGCGCCGTTGACCAGCGCCTTGTATGTGACGGGTGTACCGAACGGCAGCTCGCCGTCGACGACCAGGAAGCTGGTGTCCGCAACCGACGCGTCGTACCCGCCGCGCAGCGCCGTGTCGGTGCCGGCGACGGTGCGATAGACCTGGATCTCATCAGTCACGGTCAGGCCCGTGACCGAGACCAGCACCCGCGGCGGGTACGTCGGCTGCTCGTTAGCGGTGATGGCGACGGCCACGGCTCACCGCTTCCCGACTCGGTTGCGCCAGTCCTGGCGGCGCTGGTCGGCGTCGACGACCTTGGCGACCATCTTCCGGAACGGCTTGCCGTCCAGGTTGACGTCGACGGTGACGTTGTTGTCGACCTGGACCGCCCCGCCGGTCCGGCCACCACCGCTGCCGGCGGCGAACGCGGTGCCCCCAGCGAACGCCGCGGCGGTAGCAGCTGGCTGCCAGCTGGACAGCGCCGAGGCGCCGACTCTGCTCAGACCGGCGTTGATCTGGCCGGCGGCTCGGCGTGCGGCGTCGATCGCGCCAGCCAGGCCAGCTACCTTGACATTGATCGTGACGGTCTTGCTGCTCGGGACCGCGTTGATCGCGGCGCCGAGACCCTTGATCTTCTCCCGCGCCCCGTCGACCGCGCGGCCGATGTCCCGCATCGCCTTCTGGTGCGGGCCGGGAACCTTCGCCGCGATACTGGCCAAGGTCCCGATCGCGCCGAGGACGGTCGCGACCGCCGCGAGGATGATGCTCGCCCCCAAGCGGAAGCTGTTGTACAGGAGTGCGACCGCGGTGACGGTGCCGGCGATGGTGTGAGCGACGATAGTGAACGCCCCGCTGATAGCAGGGCCGACGAGTTTGACAAGGGCGCCAAGCTGCGTCAGCTCTTCCCGGTTCTGCTCAACCGCATCATTGATGACGGCCAAGCCTTTCTTGACGTCCTCCAGATTGCTGCTCAACACCGACAGCGCGCCGATGACGATGGCAATGGGGTTACCCGACATCGCACCGATCGCGATAGCCACGAGGCCTAGAGCTGTGGCGAAGGCGCGGACCTTGCCCTCGTTCTCGCCGAGCCACTTGCCGAGATCGCGAATAGCTTGGAACTTGTCCTTGAGGATCGTGAAGTAGCCGCTTAGGTCGCTAAGGGCCTTATTGATGTCCTCCATGGATGTCGAGTTAGCCCATGCTGTGAACTTGTCCAGAATGCGGCCGATCAGATCGCCCAGACCGGAGATGGCCTTGTCGTCGGCTCGCAGCGCTAGGCGCCCCAGCGCGATGGCCGCCGCCTCCACCTTGGGCGCGAGCCTCTCCATCGCGCCGGCCGTGCCCGCGCTGATCGACTGGATGAGCTTCTGACCCTCGGTGGTGTTGATCCACCTCAGGACGCCAGTCGTGACCTTGTTCACGGAGCCGGCGATGCGTTCCATGCCCTTGTCGATGATCGGCAGGTTGACCTTGGCGAACTGCTTCGTGAGCGGCTGTACGCCCTTGGCTGCGAGGTCTTGTAGGCGCTTCGTGAACTTGGAGGCATTGCCCTCGGCGTCGACGAAGTGCCGGCTGATCGGCTGGAACGCCTTGTTGAACGCAGACCCTTCGCGCGTGATCAGCTTGAGAGTGCCCGCGACGAGGCCGAGCGCCCCGGCCAGGGCGGGCAGTGTCGCGGCGGCCGGGAGCGCGGCGGCGAGGCCCTTGCCGAACGCGACAGCGGCCTTGCCCGCGGCCAGTAGGACGACGGTCGCGGGGCCGATCGTGGAGGCGAACGCGGCCACGGCGGAGGTGGCCCGGCCAACTGTGCGAGCCACGAGCTTGGTGGCGTCGCGGATCTTGTCCATCGCCTTGTCGAAACCGCCGCTGTCGTGCTGGGCGGCCTTGACTCGACGAGAGAGGTGCTCGTAGTTGCGGGCAGCCGACCGGACCGCCGCGCCGGTCTTGTCGCGACCGATGATGTCGGTCTCGACGTCGCGCTTGACCATGGCTCACCCCCTCGCGATCGTCTCGACGGCGTCCTCGACGGCCTTGATGCAGGCGTCGCGCCACTGGTCGACCTCGGTGGTCGGCTCGGTGAAATAGTCCGGCGTCACCGACTGCGTGTGCCACGAGCCGGGTGTGCGGCGCCCCCACGACGGGTGCCGGACCGTGCCGGCGTCGAGACGGTTGAGGTCTGACTTGCCCTTCGCGGACTTGCGGGAGCCCTTCAGCTTCACCCCCGCCGACCGGCCCGCCAGCTTCACCACGGCGGATACGCGGGTGCGGGCCACCCACTGGTTCAACCCGCCGCGCTTCGGCAGCGTGGCCAGCGCCCGGGCCTTCACCGCGCTGCGCACGGCCGGCAGCGGCTCCCTGATCCGCTTACGCAGCGCCTTGACCACTTCGCGCCGATTGTCGAACTTGCGGAGATCCCGCACGAGATCGTCGAGGCTGCCGGCCATGTCACCTCCCTCGCTTCGCTGCCCTACGCTCCTCGTCGAGGATGTCCGCCAGGGTTGCGATGTCCCGGTCCGTCCAGTCCTGCGCCGCGCCGATCAGGTTGATGCCCGCCGCTTTGCCGAGCGCGATGAGGGTGAAGCGGGCGCTGCCGGCTGGCCAGGGTCCAAGCCCTCGTCATCGGCGGCGGCCTCCTCCTCCTCATCCGGCGGCATCGCGTCCTCCAGCTGCTCGTCGAACTTCTCCCACGGCAGCGCCGTGAGGCCCTGCCGCGTCGCCGCGGTCCAGGCCATGTACCGCATCGACGTGACCGGCATCCGCTCGAAAGCGTCCGGGCTGTTCGTGTGCGCTTCGAGCTTCGCGATGTCGCGGGTCGTGGTCACCACGGAGAACCGGGTGCCGTCGGTCAGCTCGCAATCTAGCTGGATACGGAGTGCGGACATGGGGTGCCATGCCTCTCTGGTCGACTAGGCGGACTGCGTGAATACCGGCTGGCCGTTGACGGGGAACTCCCCCTCAAAGGTTCGGAAATTGCCCTGCTCGCCGCCGAATTCGACAGGCATCGCGATCATGCTGAACGTCGCGACGTCCTGGCCGGCACCCGCCTTGGGCTGCACGATCACGGTCACCGAGAGGCCGGCTGCCGCGTTCAGCGCTGCCGCCAGCCCTCCGGCGCCCATGTCCTGAATGCCGGACAGCTCCAGTGTCCAGACGGCTGTGTCGACGTCCTGTACGACGCCATCCGGAACAAGGGTCCGCAGAGTCTGGACCGGAGTGTCGGGCACGAGTCGGATCTTCGTGACCTGGTTGTTGTAGGTGACGGCGTCGATAGTGATGACGGCGTTCCGGATGACGTGCGCGCGTGCGTAAGCCACCATCGCTATTCACTCCTCATGGTGATCAGCAGCCCGA